GGACGTCGTTGATCTGCATATCGATATCTGACCACCCCACCCAATGTTAACGATGCCGGCCTCTATTCCACTTGATGGGGATCGCAATACGCATGTCGTGTCAAACCCCATAATCGGCAGGCATTCATCGGGGAGCCTGGCAAAATCGATTGTTCCGGTAAGGGGTGTCCTTAGGCTCCACCTGATCATCAGGTGCGCCTCGCGCCACGGGTTTATCCAGCATCTACACATCAGGTCGCCGCCGTTATCCGGCACAAGAGGCTTAATATCAATTTGCCTAATATTGATTGGTGCTGCCCCCACATCCGCTGCCGTGGGCATCTGTACCAGCTTGCCGCTGCTGTTGAGCGTGGCGATGCCGGAGGGCTTGCCTAGGGCCGATACGTTCGCCTTATTTGCCAATTCCGCATTAATATTATCTAGGTCCGCCCTAGTAGCCATGTCCGTCAGGCTATAGGTAACATTAATGCGCCCAGCATTGCCGAGCGCGATATTAAAGGAAAAATTGACCACAAAGTCCGGGCTTGCAAGCTCGGTCGGGATCGTGTCCGGCGTCTCGCTCTGAGCGACCAGCATGAGCACCTCGCCGTCGTCCGGGTCGGTCGCATAAATGCCGATCTGCCGCAGGGGATAACCCTCGGTTAACCCCCGGTTATATAGCGTTACCGGCAGTAGTGCTTGCCCATTGCCCTTGTAGATCGCATCGCTCAGGGTTAAGGTCTGCTTGGCGGTGATCTCGGTCAAGGCAGGCAGAGCGTCCGCGCTTACATGCCCGTCGCTGCCGATCGCCCGCGTGATCTCAAGCGCCGCGCCGGTCTGCAGCTTGGCCATCAGGTTAAGGCCCTGTGTAGTGTATACAACGTTATCCCATGTCGCCATTGGTGGATCCTCCTTGCTGTTGTGGATAGATATGATAGTGCTTGGCCTCTCCGACCATGACCGCGTACCACTGCGCAACGTCGATCCCGGATGGATCATACTGCTCTACGGCATAGGTCAGGTGTGCGGGCTTAATCTCGTCGATGCGCGCCCGCAGGGCGGCAAGGTCGAGCGCGTAAATGTCATTGAGGTGGATGTGCAGCGTAAATGCGTAATTGCCCGGCTGCTCGGTGATCGTGACCTGCTGCCCGGTCATTTGCTCCGCCGCGAGCCGGATAAACTCAACGGTTGCCGGGGGACGGGAGTTAAGCTTGGTCAGGATTTTGTCCCGTCGCAAAGCGTCCGGGACGCTGTCGTTGGATGGCAGTCCAAACAACTGCTCCCACCTCGCGAGCGTCCATGTTGCCGTTGAGATGTAGAGCTGATCCGTGGCATTATTGATGGCCGCCTCGGTGCGGTCGAGCTCTGTCTGCTCCGTCTGCAGGAGATCCTGCATCTGCGCCATACTGCGTACAAATGCTGGGAGCATCTGCGGGTCGTTAAGAGGCATCGAGCATCACCTCCCGCAGGCGTGCAAACTGCTCGGACGTCAGCGTGACGGAGGCTGTCTTGCCGTTGACTGTATACTCGGAGATGTCCGTCACGCCAGGCACGCCAAACATCAGATCGCCTAGCTTATGGTAGCTCAGCACCGTCAGGTCAAACGCGATCTCCGTACAATAGGACTGGATCGCGGCGGCGATCTGCGCGCGTACCTCGTCCGGGTTATACCCGGACTCCAGCGTTGCCTTGACGCTGATCGTCACGTCCACCGGCACCGCCTTACTGACCGTGACTGCTGCGCCAATGGGGCGCTGCGTCTCGATATAGGATTGTACTGCGGCGATCAGCACGTCGTCCGGCTCAGCCATCGCGGCGGAGAGGATGACAACCTTGACCGTGCCGGGGCCGGCCCATGTGGGGATGCAGCGAGCAGCGCCTACGCCCGGCACCTGCCGCGCCCAGTAAACATAATGGTTGGCATTGCCGGACATAATCGGCTGCCTGATCTTATCGAGCAGCCGCGCCCTGAAAGCGTCGTCCGCCTCGCCATCGAGGCGCGCCTCGTTGTACTCCAGCGCCTTGCGGTCAAGGTACTCGCCCGCTGCGGTGTCTAGCATTGACTGCTCGACCGCGTACTCGAGGATCATCGCCCGATAACGGGCAAGCTCCTCGGCCACGGCCTGCAGGTTGTCCATGCAAAACCCGCCCTGCAGGCGGTTGGCGTCGCTCTGCAGGCCGTCCATGAGCCGCTTAAGGATCGACTGCGCGTCGTAATCATAAGGCATAGACCGTACCCTCCTCGTTGACTGTGATCGTGTCCGTCCCATATCCGGTGCGGACACGGAAGGACACCTCCACGCCGCTGTGCGTGGAGGCAAACGTAAAGTCGCTGAGCTCCTCGATGTAGGGGTTAACCATCAGCGCCTCGGTGATGTACCGCTTGATCTCGAGGTGCGTCACGTCGCTGCTCATCGGCTCGCCGATGAGGTTATCGAGCTCGCAGCCATAATCGTCGTCATAGGCCGCATGCGCATAGCGCGGCGTGCGCAGTGCCTTGTAGATCCATATCCTGAGCGCCTCATTGCCCTCGACCAGATAGGTATTGCCGTCCGGCCCGGTCAGGAGGCAGTTGCGCTCAAAGTCATATGCATACTCCCGATAGAGCGGCAGCTCCTCGCTGGCTGTATCATCGAGTACGTCCTCCACCTCCCCGGTGGGGACAAACGGAAAGATACCGGCGTCGTCGCTCATATGCTGCTCACCACCCGCTCAATGATGTAAAACGAGGTGCCGATCTGCGCCGTGAGGACGCTATCGCCCGGATGGAGCATCAACGCCGCGTGAAATGCCTCCAGGAAATCAAAGAGGGCAGCGGGCTCCGGCGCATCGATAAAGAGCTCCTGCAGCTTATCGACCGTGTCATATCCCTCCAGCGTGTATGCAGGGTTGCAGTAGACATTGCGGGTGATGGCCGCGCCGTTGATGCTGATCCCCAGCGGGTTAACCGAGGTGACGGTTGCGATGCGCAGAGTGACGCCGTCGGCCCCGTCCGCGCCGTCTGATCCGCTTTGGCCCCGGAGGGCCTCAGCGAGATCGATTGCCCATCTTGGCATGCAATCCCTCCTTACTTAGACTTAGACTTACTCTTATCCTTGTCCTCGACCTTGTCGATCTCATACTCATCCATGAGGTTATCAAACGCGAGCGTCAGCTGCATTGAATATTTGCCCGTCTCCCATGTGTGGGTGTCGGACTCGATGTAAAATTTGCCGTACAGGCCGCTGACCGGCTCCTGCACGGCGACGGAGTACCCGGATACGGCCCGCACGTCGCCAAGGGACGTAACGCTGCCCGACCGCTCTAGGCCCTTAAGGAGCGCCCTTGCCTCGGCGGCGTTGTCGACATCGTCCTGCTGCTTATACACACGCTGGACAGTGCCGTACTTACGCCGGGATGCCGCGTCCTGGACCGTGTCGACGGTCTTGCCGTCCTTGTCGGTTACGATCACGCGGTTGACGAGCTGCTGCAGGCTCGACTTGTAGGTTGCCTCCGTCAGGTTATAGCTGCCGTCGATCACCACGCCGCAATACGTCCCCTTGACGATGACCTGCAGCTTGTCCCGCCGCATGAGGGGGATATACTTTTTGCCGTTGCGCCGGGAGGCGGCGGTATAGGCCGCCATAATAGCCTCATACGCCTTTTTTTCAAGGCACGGCATGTAGACGCTGATGCCGGTCTTAGCGGCGCTGCCAAGCGGCACGCCGAGCTCCGCGCAGATACGCGTAGTGATGCTCTCCGGCGTACCGCTGTAGACGTGGTTGACATCGGACTGGTTGACATACCAGAGCAGATCAAACGCGGTGTAGCTGACCGTATAGGATGAGACGTTGCGCTCAATGTCCATGACAACGCCATAAAATAGCTCCTTGCCGTCCACCTGCAAGGTGACGGGGTCTCCCTCATTGATGGCAGCCTTGGGCAGCTGCTTGTCGCTCTCCATGCGGGGGACGGCAAAGGTGAGCTGCCGGGCGACCTGCTTGGTATCGCCGCTCCATGTGATCTTGTCGGCGAGCTTGCTGATATCGTACTTGCCCGCCACCAGCTTGACCGTCATGCGGGGATCACCAGCCTCTGCCCGGTGTAGATCAGGTTTGGATTTTTAATCTTGTTGCGGTTGGCGTTATAGATTTTTTTCCACTTGTTGCCGTTGCCATAGTACCTCTTAGCGATCGTCCACAGACAGTCGCCGGTGCGCACCGTATAGGTGCGGGATACCGCCTTAACGGCGGGCCGCTTGGTCTTGACCGCCACCTTGACGGTTGGCACATTCAGCTGGCGATACTCCGCCAGCTGTATGGAATACGAGATATCCCGGCTGCCCTCGCGGTAAGTAAATTGCAGGCTCTCGATGGCCATTGCGAGATTGACACCCATGTCCGATATAATCAGCCGCACAGGCTTGCAGGCGTCCCGCCAGCGCTTGAGGGTGTTGACGTATGACTGCGGGCTCCGGTCGGCAAACCGATATAACGGCGACCCCTGCGCGGGGAAAAATCCGGAGAGCGGGGTGGTGGAGAGGCCGCGCGGGCCTAAGAGGTTGGCCTCGCCGATCGCAAGCAGATGCACGTGCTGGTTGAGGGACGCCGTATCGATAGCGATCTCCTGCGGGTTGACCGGCAGCACCAGCCGCTCCTTGCGGTTGTCGATACTGAGCTCGACTGTCCTGCTCTTAACTGGCATATGACCTTACCTCCTTATGCGCTGTTGCTTACGGCGAGGATAACCTGCTTGGTAACCGCCTCGCCGATGCGGTCGATGTCCGCCTCCTCGCGTACAATGATTTGATCCGCGAGCTTGGGGATATGGATGTTGAGGACGATGCCGCCCTTGCCGCCCTGCGGCTTGGGGCTATCATCCTCCTGTTTACGTACTTGGCGCTTGGACTGCTGGTTGGACGTGATCCGAGTCCCCTTGGGCAGCGCCATGAGCTCCGGCCCGTGCTCACCGACCCACGTAGGGCCGCCGCGCCAGTTTGAGGTGCCGGTGGCGTTGTTGCCCGCCTTACCGTCGCCTGATCCGACGCCGAGCTTGTCGGCGATCCAGCCGATGCCGCTGGAGATGCCGCCGATGACCGTGCCGATCCCGGAGACGATGGGCTTAATGACCGTCCAGACCTTTTCAATTACCGTCTGGATCGTCGGAAATACTTTTTTTACAACGCCTAATAACACCCTAAACACATTAATGCAGGCGTCCATGATCGGAGAGATCACCGACCAGGCCGTCGAGAGGATGTCCTTGATAACCGGTGCCGCCGTGCTGATGACGTCGGTAATCCAGCCCATATTGTCGCTGATGATACCGATAACAGTGCTGACCTTGGATCCAATCCCGTCAAAGATGGTCTTGACGACTGGGGCGATGGTGGTGATCACCGTCCCAAAGGCCGAGATTGCGCTGGCAATGATGGGGGCTGTCTGCCCGACCACTGTGCCGACCGTGCTGATGACGGAGGACAGGATCGGCAGCACGGACGGCAGCACCTGCTGCACCGTGCCGATGATGCTGGAGACGGCGGGCATGACGTTAGAGGCGACCGTGCTGAGTGTGCCAGCCATCTGTGTACCAAATGTCTTGAGCGGTCCGAGTAGCGGCCCAAAGCCCTTGGATATTGACGCAAAGGCGGGGCCGATGCTAGAGGCAACGCTCCCGATTTGGCCAACCACTCGGTCGACGACCGGCGTGACATAGGTAATGACCTTGTCGATGACGGGCATGGCGGCGTCGGCCACCTTGGCGATCGTCCCCATGACCGTGGTGCCGAGCTTTTGGATCATCGGGATATTTTTCATGACGACGCCCGCAAATTTGCCTTTCATGGTAAGCGCAAGCTTGCCGACCTCTTCTTTCATGTCGCCCCATGCGTTTTGCATTTGCTGGATTTTGCCTTGGTCTGTCTCTGCCAGCGCTTTGTTTACGCCGCCGACGTTTTGCTTGAGCACCTGCGCCATGATAGCGGCGCGTTGTGTGGCGTCGCCCGTCTTGATCGCTTCCGCCTGTGCATCGGTAAACGTGATGCCGACGCGCGAAAGCGCGCCAACATTGCCCTGCATGGCCTTGCCGATCATGTTGCCGATATTGACGGCGTCCTGCTGGGTGGCGTTGAGCCCCTTTTGCTGCGCCAGCAGGTCGGTCATGCCGCTGGATAAGGTACTAATCTCTTTATCGGATAGCTGGAATGTGGCCAGTTGCTGCATACCCGCGAGGGTGACCTCGTCTCCGATGACGCCGACCTGTTGCAGGCTGCTCGCCACACCCATGAGGTTAGATTTGGCTTTGGAAGCTGCTCCGGCCCCTTGGGACTGGATAGACTTGACATTGCCAAGGACTGCCTCCAGCTTGGTCTCGGCCTCGATCTGTGCTTTTGCGGCGTCGGTGGAGCCGTTAAACAGGGCGGTAATCCCTGCGGCCCCGGCGGCGGCTACCGCCCCGACGCCTGCGGCGGCAACCTTACCAACCTTTGCGATCCCCTTGCCAACAGAGGATAGTGCCTGAGAGCCCTTGACGACGACGCTGACGACGGGCTTGGCGACCGTTTTGCCGACCGCCTTGAGCTTGCTGCTGAGAGCCTTGACCTTGGCTGTCGCGGCGTCCTTGAGCGCCACGGCAGTCACGACCGTTTTGCGCAGGGGCTTGAGCTTATCGCTCAGCTCCTTAGCCTTTTTACTGGCCGCTGTCGCGTCCAGCCGCGCCTTATACTTTTTATCCCACGTTGAGAGCAGCTGCTTTTTGGTGGTCGCAACATCGCGCCTAAAGGCCGACTGTTCTTTACGCACCGCCCGCAGTGTGGCGGTCGCGTTATCCTTGAGGGAGATGACGCCGGATAATACATGCATCAGCCGTCACCCCCTAAGCCCCAAAATTGCCGCCGCTCCTCCTGCGCGGTCGCCATCGACGCCGCAAAAAATGCCCTTGACAACGTGTCAAGGGACAGGATATAGTCCGGCAAGATCCCGCGCTGCAGATAATAGTGGAGGAGATACGCCTCGTCGTCATGGGCAATCAGTTTTTTGCGGCGTCCACTACACTGATGGAGTCGCCAGTGATGCCGCTGATCTCCATAACCTGCAACACAATTTCCGCACGCTCGTGTTGATCAAAGATATCCGTAACATACAGCGGATCAACGATCTGTCCGGCCTCCTGCAGCTGCTTGGCAAGCGCGTGCAGGTCAGGCTCCACGACTGCGGTATATACCGCCCGCCTATCCTGCCGCAGGGAGTCCGTATCATCGCTGTCCATGACGTCCGCGATCTCGCTGGTTGTCAGGCTGCGCACGGTGATCTCCTCGTCAATGGACGGGATGTACAGTCGCCGATTACGCGGGATGCGCTTGGCTTCGAGGCGTTGGGTGGCCTTAGCTACCCATGCCTCAAAATTGGTTTTGCTTTGCTTGTCTGCCATGATGCTCCTCCTTATTTGATGCGATCCAAGTTGACCATATCGGACGGCGTAAATCCGCCCGACGCCTCCATTTCCACGAGCGCTCCGCGCTCATAGGACACGACCGGCAGGTCGTTAACCCAGCAGTTGCCCACCGAGTAGCGCTCGATCTGATGTCCGACCGCGTCCGGGTCTTGCAGCTTGGCGATGATCTGCAGCCGCTTGTCGGTGCCCTTACTGTACGCCTGCCGCACGTCCTCAAAGCGGGAGTACACCTTGTTAAGCGTCAGCGTCCACTCCCCGGCGAGGCCCGTCAGCTTGCTATCGACGTCAAGCCCCAGCTGCACGTCCTCGCGGTTGGCTGTGACCTTAAGCTCAATTTTCTTTGCCTCTGCGATTAGCTCGCCGTCGACCCAGATCTCCGCGTATGTGCCGGTGAGCGTCCTGTATCCCGGTATCTTACCCATGCCTTACACCCCCTCACATGTTGACGCGGAGAGTAAGATCCTCCATGGCGTCCACAAATTTGACTGAGCAGACCAGATATACCGTGCTGCCCGTGTTGGCCTTGGCGATGTCGATATCCTCCATCTCCGAGGTATCGGTGCCGTGAGCCTCCAGATACGCCCGCTGTGCGTCGATATCGACCGCGACTGTGCTGTCGTAATCCGGGTCGAGCACGTCGCCCGCGAGCTGCTTATGGTAGTTGTCGATGGCGGCGACCAGCGCCTGCTTGTGGTCGTAGTTGTTAACGACCTTACCGACGTACTGCGCGGCAAACGTCGCGCTGATGTCGTCCCGGTACAGGTCGACGCCCTCGACAATCTTGATCTTGGCCATGTCCTTGCCCTTGTCCTCCGTGTAGGAGGTGAGGGAGTTGACCCCGCGCCCAATCTTGTATGCGCCGTTGTCGTCGATGATCACGAGCTCGCCCTTATCGATGCGCGCATCCGGGTCGTCAGGGACGGCTGCGGACGTGATGTCCGTCAGCTCATAGTACGTGCTGCTGCGGCTTAAGGGTAGTCCCGCTAGCACGCCTGCAATGCGCGCGCAGTACTCTGCTGCTGTGCAGGTGTCACTTGGAGCGAGGTCAGTAGCAATGCTGCCGGTCGTCAGGTTGATAATACCCTCATGATCCGCCTCCGTGTTGGCCAGCACCGCCTTATACGTCTTGTGGTCGCCGTCGCGCGTGGACTTAACCCACGCGACGACCGGGGCTGTCTGCTCCGTTGTCAGTGACGGGATCGTCAGGTAATTCCACACGCGGCTCTTGAGCGTTTTGAGAGCCGCTGTATAGTCCGCCGCATCCTGCTTGATGCGCAGCACAAGCACCTTGCTCGGCCCGCCTGCAAGGATCAGCTTGAGGTACTCATAGTTGCGCTGTGTCCAGTGCGCAAAATCCACGTCCGCGAGGGATGTGTATACCGTCTCGGCAGCGCCGCCCTCGGTATTATCCTTGAGGATGCAGGCGACGATCCCGCGCGCGCTGCGCTGGATCGCAGTCTGGCCCTTGGTCGCAAATGTGATGTTAATCTCAGGTAATCCCACTCGTTACCCTCCCTTGTGGTGTGATGATATCCGCCTCCAGCGTCTCGGCTAGTGGATACTGCTCCGGCTCCTCGCAGCTGTCCACAAAGGTCAATGTAAAGGTGCAGTGCAATATCCGGTCAACTATCTTGTAGTCGACGCTGGGGACGGTGATCGCCCGGTCATCCCATCGGATCACCGGGCGAAGTGAATGGTCGATCGTATCGGCGAGCGCCCAATAGTCGGCGTTGTGCTCCGACGCCGTATGTACGGCCAGGTCGATCACGACGCTGTGCCTCGTATGGTAGGCGCTCACGGTCTCCCGGCTCGCGGGGATCAGGCCAACATAGATGTACTCTGTGATATTAGCCTGGCTCCCATAGTCGGTCTTGGCGAGATACTCGCTTGAGACGTCCATGTCAGGCAGCGCTGTCTTGAGCGCTCGGACGAGGGCATCCTTGATCTGGTGATATACGTTGCTCATATTGCTCCTATAAGTCGTGCGCTGCCATAAAGTCCTGCAGCCACGCGCGCAGGTAGGAGGGCAGCCGCTCCTCGACCTGCGCGAGGGAGATCTCCATCATGTGCGCGCCGGGGACGTAGCCGCCGCCCGTCGTGCGGTGGCCGTAGTTGACCGGGTCGGCATACTCGACGTCGGTGTATACCTCAATGACGTACTCGCCGCCCCGACGCACGATATCGCCCACCGTCCAGCTGCCGCGCAGATAGCCGGTATCCTTGGGGGTGAGGTCGGATGAGAGCCGCCCCTGCAGCTCATGCGCGATGTCGAGCACGATCCGCTCGAACTCGGCGGGCCACTCGCGGGCGGCTCGCTCAAACAGCTCGGCGTACTCATCGAGGCCGTCAAACCCATAACTCGTGCCACTCATACCGTGTCCCCCGTGAGCGTCAGCGGGATATTATTGTGGCTCGGCTGCTGCTCCGGCTTGCCCGCGACGGTGCGGTACGTCCTCCCAAGGCGGGTGACAAGCACCGTGTCGCCCGCCCGGATATCCACCTCCGGGCGGGTGAAAAGGAGATAGTCGGTCTTGACGTCGGAGGTAACCTCGCCGCGCTGCAGCTTGCCGCCGGACGGGGAGGACAGGGCGCAGGGGATACCGCTCATCACGATCTCCCCGTCGAGCCCGTCCCGGATCACCGTCTCGAGATTGGGCAGCAGCCGCTTGACGGGCCGGTAAACGGTGCAGGCATCCCCGTAGGTGGCGGCGAGGATATCTGCCTCAGTGTTATGGCTCATCATGGCTCCTCCCTCCGGGGGACACCCGGTTTGCGGTAGCGCCAGAGCATATCCTCATAGTCCTGCAGGTAATCCCGCGTTGCCTTGGCGTTAGACGTCTTGTCCCGGTAGCTGATGGACGTATCGCCGCGCGTGACGCTTGAGACCTGCTGGGGCGTCTCGATGACGGTATCGTCCCGCAGCATATCCTCGGCCATCTGTGCGGCCACGATCTCCAGCTCCTCCGGCAGGTCGTCGCGGTTGCAGGAGGAGAGGATACGCGTGACGGCCATCTGCACGCGCCGCCTGACCATCACCTCGTCGGCCACGGAGAGGCTGTGCGCGCGCTTAATCCCGGCTGCGATCCGCTCAATCTGCTCAGGCACCGTCATTGGCGGCACCTGCCTTGGCGGCCTTGCCGCCCTTAGCCTTGGCTGCGGGCTTGGCTGGCTGCTCCGTGTCGGCAGGCTCGGCCCCATCCGTGAGAGCCTTGGCAACGGTCTCCTCCGTCAGAGACTCGCCCGCCTTGATGCGCTCGGCGAGCTTATCCGCCAGCGCATCGACGTCAATATTGAGCGTGACGCCCTCCTCGACGCCAGACATGAGGGCGGCATTATCGATCTCGGCGATCCCGCCTGTGCGGGTAAAGCCCTGCTCCTCCAGCTTGCAGGCGGCCTCCTCGGAGGCCACCTTGCGCACCACGTTACGGCGCTGTAATGTAATCATATGGCACCTCCTCATTGACCGACAGGCAGGGCCTGCTTAAAGTTGACCCAAATCTGAGGCCACTTGTTATCGGTGATCCACAGATCGTGGTATTTACGGTAATCCATTACCCACGCTCTGGCCCCTTGATAGGTCTCCGGGTCAAATACGCGTACCTTGTCGGTACGGGAGACTGCGATCGGCACCGTGCGCGGGCAGATAATCCAGTTGACGTCGAGCGCGCCTTCAGCGGGCGTAAAGCCGCCCGATTTTTGGCCATCGGTCTTGCCGTCCGCAAACACATACGCGCTCTTGAGCCGCCCGGAGCCGACGCGCCGGATCGGGTGCTCCCCGTTGAGGGCCGACACCTTAAGCGTAACGCCGCCCTGGGTAAAATCTACGACGTCCAACCGTTTTGAGATCTCTGTGGAGGTGTCCAAGATAGCGGCAACCGTCGCAGACATGGTGATCACCATCGGGGTGCCGCTGCCGACCACGTCCTGCACGGCGGCAATATCGTAATACAGCTTGCGTAGGATATCCGTGGCGCTCGGCGTATAGCCGCCGGACGCCCGCTTTTTGGTGATTGCGCCCGCCGCAATTGTGCTGTAGCGGTAGGCGTCGATCTCGGGCACCACTTTGGTGCGCTGGAACTCTCCCATCACCTGCGACGCGGTCATGACAAAATTGGTATCGTTAACCTCGTGCTCGTCCAATGCAAACCGGCGGCCACGATCCATCGTAAACTCAAGATCCTGCCAAGTAAGCTTGATATCCCCGTCCGTAAAGCCGTTGCTGTAGTCAGCAAGGCCATCCATGTCCAAAATCGGCACTTTGACGGTTTTGCCTCCGGTGTACTTGACGAGACTGGAGTTAGGCTCCATCCAGCCTGATGTTGCCTGCTCGACTGCCGCCTTGTCAAGCTCCGACTGAAATACCGATGCATACTGTAAGCTATTAGGCATTGCTCATCCCTCCCCTGATTGCTTTGGCGATTTGATCACGCATCGCCTCTGTCTGGTTGTTGTCCCTGCCGATCCCGGCAGGAGGCTTGCCCCGGAGCCGCTCTTTGACCGCAGCCGCGACCGCCGCGTCAAATGCGTCCGTCAGCTTGTCGATGGCCGCCGTCATGTCCTGCTCGCTGGTAAGCGGTAGCAGGTCGGCAAGCCCGACCGGATAGCCGTCGCCGCTTAATCGTGCGACCGCCTTATCCTTGAGGTCGTGCGCGAGCAGCTGCGCCTTAAGCTGGGTAATCTCATCGCCCGTCTTGGCAGCCTCTGCCTTGGCGCGCTCCTCGGGGGAGAGCTTAGCGAGGCGCGCCTGCTCCTCCTGCTCGGCCTGCCACTGTGTCTTAGCCGCGTCGATCCGCGCCTGCACGTCGGCCTCAGTGTACGTCTTGCCGTCCTTGGGGTCGGACTCCGTCTTTTTTTTGCCCGCAGGTACGGCAGGGTCTCCGTCTCCCTTGCCATCGCCGTCACCGCCGTCATCATTGATCCCCAGCAGCTTACCGAGCCGCTGGAGGAACTTGCTCTCCGGCTTTGACTCCTTGCCCTCTGGCTCTTTGCCGCCGGGGGGCGTCGTCTCGGCTGCGGGGGTGGTCTCAGGCTCCGTCGTCTTGGTGACAGCCGTGTCTAATGTGTCTGCCATGTTGTGGTACCTCCAGTTAATCTATTGATATCCGGCGTTTAACTGCCGGTTATCTGCGTGTTTTTTTCGGTCTCCTCGTCCGGTGGGACGGGGAGGCCGATGTAGTCGTATGCGGATAAGTAGCTCAGTCCTCTGGGTAGGATACCCGCCTCAACGAGCCGGATATGCTCATAGGCCTCCATGCTTGTCCACCGCTTGCCCGTCACAGCTTACGTCCCTCCCTCTCGTAGCGCTCGTTATATAGATCGCGCAGCGCAGCCTTGACTGCGTCCTCGCCGTAGGTCTTGATGTAGATTGGCAGGTGCGTCTCAAGGACGTCTAGGGCGGCCTCTGCTCGGTATCCCTTGTATCGCGGGTTAATCCACGTCTGCAGGTAATAGTCATATAGGGCCATGCCGATCTCAAGCGTGTCGCATATCCTGCGCAGCCCTGTGAGCTCGTGCTCAATCATCAGCCTTGCGCCGTCGTACCCGACCGGCTTATCCTCATACATCTCATTTTCTCCTCCTTGGTGGTCGCTGCGTATGCGCGACATAATCGTCATACCAGTCCTCATACTTGATGCTCTCCGGGATCGGCACCGCCTCATACGGCTCAAACATGCGCCGCGACGGCACCGCCACGATGGTGCAGGTGCAATTGGGGTGGATTGGCGGGTAGTTGATGCCGGGCTCGGCATCGTCAAGGTCAAACTCTTGTCCGTTGAGTGTGGCACAATCGCAATGCCCGCCCTCGCCGCCGCCCACAAAGCGATAACGTCTGACGCCCGTCTCCTTATACGACAGCAGGCGGGCCTCTGCGGCAAAATGCGTACACTCCGTGCGCACGAGACGCTCCGCCGCGTACCGGCCTGCGCCCATTGCGTCGTTGACGCCCTTGGTCATCTGCTGGATGCTGCTGCCCTTGGTAAGTCCGATGGAGACCTCGCGCCGTGTTACCATCGCCAGATGGTCGGTGTTGCCCCATACGGCGGCGCTAAATTGCCGCTCGCTCCACGGCTCATCAAGGACTCGCTTAATGAGCTTATCGTCGAGACGCGCGACGCCAAAGCCCAGCCGCAGCCCGCGCTGCACGCCGTAGCAGCCCTCGTAATAGCTGTTGACCAGCGTGTCGCGCATCATCCGTCTGATCCTGCCGTCCGCATCCCCGGCAAGGTCGATCATGTGCCGATAGATGTCGCCGAGCAGCTGCTCCTTGCGGCTGATCCGGCTCTTGGCCGATAAGGCGTTAAGCTCTAATAGCATCCGGCTATCCTCTGCAGGGCCGGAGAGGGTCTTGACATAGCGGTCGATGGACGTCCGCCACCTGCTGTACTCCCTGCCGCTGATGTACTGGCGGGCCTCAGCATCCGTCAGGAGATTATCCTTGGCGTACCGGCCATAGATCGCCTCGATCTCGCGCCTGATCTGCGCCGCCGCCTCCTCATAGATGGTCATGAGCTCATTTGCGTACTGATCAGCCCGGCGCTCGGTCTTGAGGGCCTCGCTCTTGGCGAGCTCCACCCAATAGTTACGGCTGCTGCTCATGCGCTGTCACCGCCCTCATCTGCTGCGGGAGGTTGGGCCTCAGCCTCTCCCAGCGCCTTGGCGAGCGCCGCATATCCGGAGACGGGGGCTGCCGCCTCGCGCATCTCCTGATCCTCGGCCTTGAGCTTATCGATCTCATCCTGTACGTTATCGACAATTGGCAGTATCTTGAGCCGCGTCTCGCGCGAGAGGTCGGCGGAGAGCTTGGTAACCACGTCCGCAAGCTCCGGCAGGTTTTGAGGTTGATTGCGCCGAAACTGGATGTCGATGTCGCGGTAATCATAGGCAGCGCCGGACTGGTTGCGCAGCATATTGGTGATGAGCTCCACGCGCCGCTGCAGGCCGCGTTTAAACTTGCGCTCCTTGATTGCCGTGACCTGCTCGAGTCCCCACAGCTTGTATGCGATGGCGACGCCGGAGAGGTTGCCCGCAAACTGCTCATCCGACAGGCGCGGCACCCCGCAAAGGGCGTGGATGTCCCGCGTCAGGCGATCCTTGTAGTGCTCCAGCCCCTCATCCTTGACGTCCTTAAGCAGCCAGCTGATGGATCCGCCGTTGGCAAGGCTGATCGCACCCTCCTCCTTAATCTGGACGATATCGTTGGAGGTTGCCGCGCCCATATGTGACAGCACCATGATCGCGTCGTCGTTATACTGGTACATGTTGGCGGTGTTAGACTGCACGCGGTTGTATGCGTCGATCATAGGGATCACGCTCTCATAATCTCCCATGCGCTCGTCGTTATTGCGGTACTCAACGACCGGTACGCCGTGCCAGTAATGCTCCTCCACACCGGTGAGCTGCAGGGAGCCGCCGTCCGGGGCGGCAAAATACCAGACGTCTCCGTCGCGCCACCACTCGTACTGCGTGATTGTATTGCCATCCTTGTCCTGCGTTACGATCCTTCTGATCGCGCCCATCGGCTCCTCGGAGCCGGTCGGATAGATGACAAGGCAGTTGTCCGGCTCGAGGAGGGCCATGCGGATCATGGCGTCCTCGTCCATGTACAGCATCTCGCAGCAGCTGCCCTTGATGGAGCAGCCCTTGGCGAGCTCGGCATTATGATCCTGCTCGTCGTTATAGTCCATAACGTCCTGCAGCAGCGTGAGGTACTTATCGTTGGTCGAGCTGTAGACCACGGGTTTGCCCAAAAAATACCCGGTGGCCGTATCCGTGATGTACTTGGCCGTGTTGCAGACGATCCGATTATTGGGCGAGGCACTGTGCTCCTTATGCGTATAAAGGATGTCGTGATTGCCGAGGTAATACTCCTGCAGGTGATGGTACTTGTCCGCGCCCGTCAGCATGTACCGGTCGATCAGGCGCTTAATGCCCGCCTCGTCCAGCGTCTGATACGACGCCCTGTCCATGTATACCGATGACATACTTAATAGCCTCCCATCAGCGGAGCTAAGCCAAACGACTGCGCGATCTTACGCCTGATCTGATCCGCATCGATGGTAACGGCGGTCTGGCTGTCAAGATGGATCGTTACCGTATCGTCAGTGGCGAGCACAGGGGCTGCCGCCTCTGCCGCCGCTGGCTGTCCAGCCTCTGCCATCAGCAGTCCCTCCATCTCCTTGTGCTCGCAGGTGTCTACATACCGGCACTTGCGGCATCTCTCGCTCAATCTTGATAATCCCATCTTGCTCCTCCTATATTCCTAATTCTCGGCGGCTGAAAATGACAAACCGCTGCTCATTTTTGGCGATGCTCCTTGCGCCCTCAAGCGCGTCCGGGCCATCATCATGGGCCGCCATCGGGAACTGCAGCAGCTGCTCCAGCAGCCGCTTGTGCCTCCGGTTAAACTTGATGTACTTGTTTTTGATGTCCGGCTGCAGCGTCTGGATGCGCATGACCTTATCGCTGGTTTGCTGCACCTCCTCGATGGGCAGATACAGGCCCGCACGGGCGCTCGCCTTGGCAAGCTCCTCCTTGAGGAACCACTGGAACTGGTTGGTCTCCGCGCCCAGCTTGGCGTAACCCCGCCCGTAGGTGTTGCGCAGCCACTCCTCCTTATGCAGTACGTCCGAGATGATCCGGTCGGGATGCCGCCGCTCGATGTCCGCGTCGAGGACGTACATGTAGCCGGTCGGCGCGTGCTTGGCGAGCGTGATGATCGCGGAGTAGTCGCTGTTTTTGCTCTTACCCAATGACGGATCGACAAAGCCAAAAAACGCAAAATCGCCGTTGGCAAAATTGATCTCAGCCTCGTTATAGTAGTCGAGCCACTCCTCCGCGAAAATGCAGTCGTCCGGGTTGATCGGCTCATTTTGGAGCTCCGAATTAAATGAGCTCTCGCCCTCAGAAATACGGATGCACATCAGGTCATAGTAGGAGAGCTTGGCCTCCCACAAGACCTCCGTCCCAGCCAGCATCTCCGCCTTATGAGCATCAAAATATGCCAGCGCGTGCGCCGCGCGGTCGGGGTCGTCGAGGTCGGTGTAGAGCGCCTCCCACTCTCGCCACAGGGCGTCGGCCTTGCTCCAGCTGATGACCGCCTTGTACTTGATCGCCTGGTAGGCCGGGTTGCGCAGGGTGTTGGCCAGCAGGCTGTCATAGTGCAGTAACGTGCCGATATACACGATATCCGTGTAATCGTCACCCGCCTTGGAGACGGCCTTGTTAAACCAATCCCGCAGCTTGCGCCGCTGCTCCGGCGTGCGAACGTTTTCGTCGTTTTCCACGTCATCCAAAATGATCAGGTCGGGCCGCCAGTTGCGGTGCTTACGGCCTCTGATCTTTTTGCCGGAGCCGATGGCCTCGATCTTGATATTGGTCTTGGTGACCAGGACGTTGCTGCGCCACACCGGTCCGGCGAGCTCGCCAAAATCCTCGCGGATCGCGGCGTTGTCCTCCAGCTCCACGCGGATCGACTCCAAAAATCCCTCGGACTGCTCAGAGCTGTCGGAGAGGATGATCGGATAGTGCTTGTATCCGTAGAGCACCGCGTGCATCGTGCCCTTAAACGTGAGGTTGGTACTCTTTGCGTGGCCACGGGGCGCGGCCACAACCCGGCGCGATCCGGGTAACCGGCTGATGATCTTGACGTCCGCGCCGGTTAAAGGGTAGCGCCCCTTTAGGACGCCATCCCTCCAGATGGCGTCGAGCTCCCGGTGAAACGCGGGCGAGGGCCGGGAGAAGTAATGGCCAAAGTACGCCCGGCCAAAAAACTCCATGTCGATAGCCCCAAGCCTGCGCCGGATGCCGTGCTCGCCGGTCAGCTGGACGCCGCGCTCATACTCTCGCAGCAGCTGCCTGCGCTCCGGCTCATCCCCGCGCCGGAGATAATCGTTTAAAATCTCGCGCAGATCGTTTAATTTTTGGCCACTGTCCTCCTGGATTTTGGCTTCCGCATCCTCCAGCGCCCCCTTGAGGGCGTCCAGAGGGCTTATTTTAGGGCCTGCCATCCTGCCTCACCTCCGATAAGCCAAAAAATTTCCCCTGAGAGGCTCTGTAAGGCCTCTCAGGGGAAAGGGGTAAAGTTGCTTGTAAAAATCAATGTGTCAAAATTTAAACGGGGTTAACGCGCGTTTAAACGCATCCGCGCCCGGATGCAGCGGGGCAACATGCAAATATCCGGCATTTTGGCCCGGATAGGCTCCGCCATCGGGCCGATCCGGCCCGCAGAACGCCCCATATGTCCTCCGGCTCGTACCGCGCGGGACGCATCAACCGCCCGGCCTGACCGGTATCGTTTAAAACTTGGTCTCCGACCGTTTAAAATTTAAACGGTTCTGGGGTTGGTGGGGGCGGCAACAACCGCCCCCGGTATGAATAGAAGCACTAATAGGCTATTATATCGGATCGGGCTCCTGCCCGGTATCCTCCTCGTCCTCGCGCACCACGGAGAGCTGCAGCTCCCGCTGCTCTCCGCAGAGCGTGATCGTTACCTTGGCACGCTTGTGGCGCAAGTCGTACTCGACGATCCGCGCCGGGAAGCGGGCGAGCACGCCGCCCACGATCTCCGGCCTGCCGTCCTCCGGCATCCGGATCACGGTTGGCTCCAGCGGCTCCCCGTCGCCCGCGAGCAGCCTGATCCACTCCGCCTCCAGATAGGTGAGGGTGGAGGGCTCCCCCGAGCCCGTGCCGACAAATCGGATCACGCTGGGGATCGCCCGGATCTTGTAATAGATCTCCGCCGCAAAGCGGATGTTGACAAATACATACGACGGGATCAGGGTGTAGAGCCTGCGGCCCCACTTGCCGTCCTTGCGGATGACCCTGTCCTCCTGCGGCACCAGCGCCCGGACGCCCTTGGCGAGCAGCGCGTCCCGCACCTTGACCTCGTCCCCGGTCTTGACCTGTAAGACATACCACATGATAGGTTATCCTCCCTCGGCGATCCCGGTCGCCTTTTTGGCGTCCACGTACTCGGCCAGCTGCCGATAGAGATCAGGCCGCTCCTTGGCAAGCTGTGCAAATACCAGCCCCTTGACCGCGTCGAGCCCGGTGTCCAGCGCGTCCTGATTTTGCAGGGCGATCCGTTTTTTGTAGGCCGACGCCCTCGCCAGCGCGCTCGTCTCGCGGATTACTTTAGCCAAGTCGACCTCCTGCCAGTCCTCTTCGCTTGCTTTGCTGACGACGTTGAGCAGGTTATGGCTAATTACACGGATGATGGCCTCCGTTGTGTCGAGGTCTGGATATTTGTTGATCTCCTCCATCATGTGTTGGAGATTGACGTTAGAGGCCATGACCGCATCATGTTCGGCGAGGTATGTGCGTGCATATCGGCTGATCGATGCCTGCGAGATAGATACACTATGTGCCTTAAGGTAATCTATGATCTCTATATATGTGTAGCCGTCCACCAGCATTTGCTCGACTGTCTCCTTGAGATCGTGTGGCAGGCCGTCAATGATGCTGTGCTTGCGGTTACGTCTCCTAGCCATGCCTTACACCTCGATCTGGCGGTCGTCAAACTCGCCGTTAAGGAGTCGGGTGCCTTTGGGCGCGATATATGCCTCAAGATCTGTGTAGTCGTTGTCAGCCAACGATGCGCGTGCCTTGCCGGATATGCTGCGGAGATAGATATATTCCTCGTCTGCCAAAAAGCTGATGGACTTAAGATACTCGTCCTGCTCCACTTTATGGGTTGCAATAATATCGTACATCCGACTCAACGGGACATAATCTGGGTACAGCAAATTCAAAAATCGCAATACAAGACCATTGCTGTATGCAAAATCCTTAGCACGCAGCTGTGCCTGCAGTTTGGCGCGCTCGTCCTTGACCGTTGGCATTTTGAGATCCTCCTTATATCATCCTATTTATAATCTGATCCAACTTACGATCTATCTTATTGATCTCGCGGAAAAAGTCCTCTTTCTTGATGTAGTCCTCGCGGATCGCCTTAATATCTTGACGCAATCCCTCAATAACCGGGTCGTAATCCTTACGCTTGATTGCATCCTGTTGCAACTGCGCAAGCTCTTTATCGAGCCGGTCGACACCCCGAAAAGTGCGTGCCAAAAAAAAACCGATAATGCTGATAATGACTGTCGCAAAAATAGACAGCGCTGAATTGATCCATTCCATACGTTTACACCGCCGCAAAAAAATATGAGGTATAACTGATGTCTCAGTTATACCCCGAAAACGGTTTGGATCAAATTTTTGTACAGCAATGAATTTTAAATGTCAAAAAAGCATTATCTGATTATCTGGCACCCGCGACCTGATCTTATCCCGCTTGCTCTTGGTGAGGACGTATATCCGGCTCTCCGATAGCCCCCACTTGCGGGCAAGCTCTCTGACATTGTATCCGTCGTAGGTATCAACGATCCTGTCGTTACGCCTGTCCATCGTCAGTCTATCCGCCTTGGGGATATCGATGTGCGTGCCGCCGTAGGTGCGTACCAGTGCCTTATATCCCTCCAGCCCGATCAGCTCCGCAAGCTGCCGCTGCTCCTCATTGAGGTCGTCCAGCGTGATCAGGTCGAGCAGGTCATCCGCCACCTCTGCCGCCTCCCTTCACCCCGCGCTGGCGGGCGCGGAAGATGTTGGGGACGTAGCCCTTATCAAGGATGTCGATCAGCCTGCTGCACTGCTCGCAGGTGAGCCATGCAAACGGATCTCTGGCCGTCGCGCTGACGTGTAGCTCTTTGCGGATGATGCCGCTCAGCCGCTCGCCGAGGCTCAAGCTCGATGGCTCCGTGTCCATTGCCTGCAGGTCGTACATCATGGCCCATACCTTGCGCTGCTGCTCTGACGTTGGCCCGCCCGGATGCTCCGGGTGCTGCCGGGGCTTGCGCGCCTTGGGGGCGGGAGGGGCGGACTGTTGCCGCCGCTGGAGCTCCCGGATGAGCGCGTCGGCCTCGCGGGTGGTGAGCTCCTTGAGGCTCTCCTTGCCCGTCAGGTCGGCGGCCAGCGCGTGCAGGTCGTCGTTGGTCATCCCGAGCCCGCGCGCCGATCCATATATCCGGCGTCTCTGCCGGTCGTCAATCATCGCTGTAGCTGCCTGCATGATCCGTCCCTCCTTATCTCTCAGTTAGATGATCTTATGCCAGCTCTCGTGTATCTCAATACCGTGCCCGGCAAGGGCGCGGATAAACCGCTCCAACAGTACGCCGTCGCTGCCGGGAGTTACGAGGTCCCTCCAGTGCTCATGCGGTGGGTCTTTGCGGCGTCCAGACTTAATCTCAAACACCAGAAACGGCTCAAATAGCCCTGAGCAGATCAGGCAGTCAGGGTAGAGCATTTGCAGCAAGCTCCGCCACTCACGATCTGACACGGTTGAGACCTCTTTGGCGGCGATGCGCCTTACCGACTCCTCCGTATACTCATAATACACGTATCCGCGATTATCAGCTCCGCACACCAACGCCTTATTGATTGCACTGTAATTAATATCCACGCTTATCCTCCTCTGCATTAGATGGTCTCTACCGAGACCTTAATGCCCTCCTCAACGTGTGCTGCAGACCGGATGATATCCACCGCCTGCTGCACGCTGCCCGTCCATCCTGCCGACCGGAGCACCTGCGTCATCCACTCATAGTTGATGATCTCCGCCGTAAGGTATGCCTCCTCGCTGGCCCGCTGGGCGTCAAGCCCGGCTACATTGATTAGCGTCTCCATGTCCCGCTTATATTGCCCCTTGAGGCGCTTATGCAGGACGGAGGCAACCTGCTCATCATCCGTGATTGCCCGGATCGTCTGGTCGAGGCTGCCCTCGATGTAGCTGCCCTGACAGGCCATTACGATCAGTCGCTTAAGGTCATCCGTCGGCTTGCTGACCGTCTCGGTCTTAATGTAATCATCGGCGACGTCGCCGAGCAGGCCGCGCAGTATGTGGCTGGAGCCCAGCTTTGGGGCCTCGGTCATGCTGACCGTAACCCGTCCGCCGTCGCTGCCCCAATACTCGATACTCTTGAGTTTGGTATCCTTGAGGTCGGCCACGGCCAACCTCTCAAAATATGCCCGGAGCTCATCCTGCCGGGCCTTGACCTGCGCCATATGCCGGGTGATCTCGGCGTACTCGTTGACGTATTGTGTGGTCTTATCCATGGCTGTCCTCCTCTATGCTGCGCGGTGGACATGGCAGGAGGACAAGCATATCAGCAACGATTAAGCCGATGATGGTATGATCATTGATTGCTAAGATTAACCACACCATTGTAGCAAGTATACCTAACCCACATCCAAGCACATAGTACCGATATTGCGTACTGTGCCTCCTCATCGCTTATCACCCCGGTTCTTATAGGTGATCCAGAGCGCCAGCGTCAGGAGGGATATCCAGCCGAGGATCACCCCGGCAAACAGACCGAGCCAAAAATTAACCATCCGTCTCGGCCTCCTCCACCTTACGCAGCTTGTCCACGTTGCAGTGATCACTTAACTCCTTGAGCCATACGTGCCACTGATCCAGCCATCGCATGTAATATGGCTTGCCAGCGACGGTGTACTGCGTGCCGTCTCCGCCGATCATGACGACCTTGTCTCCTGGCTTGAGATCGCTCTCGCACCTGTTGATCTGCAATGGTATCGCCTCCTCTATGTAATATTGTCCCCGCTCTGCATTTACACGGGCTTGCGACCGTTAACTTGCGTCAGCTGCATTAGGGTGGGGCCATATGGCCCCAAGTTTCAACCCACGCGCCCGCGCGGGGCGCGACTGCGGCATCTTAACGATATGCCTCCGGGTAATCGTCCGCTCTGATCCGGGCGATATGTGCCACTGGTATGATCCCCCGGTACCCCTTGAGCGTTACGGCCAGCTCGCCGCAGCACGGGCAGGGGGCCGGGGCCGTCTCCACCACCCACACCTTGCCCCTATGCTGCTTGGCGTCCGGGCCGTGGGTGATCACCACCCGGTCTCCTGCGTGGATCGGCGTCTCCTGTGCCATAGCCATCCTCCTCTCAATTGCCTCACTCTGCATTACTTGCGGGCTTGTGACCGCCATCGGCTGCATTAAGGCGGGGCATTATTGCCCCGTACTATCATGATTAACAGGTTGTATCTGGTGGCGGCAGTTGACGTGATGCAGGGCATTGCCTGCGACGTCCACGCCGTCCTGATACCCCTTGCGATAGCCTCTGTGATAGGTCTTGGGCTGCCTACGCTCCTGCCCGATGATGCTCCCTGCATACAGCAGCAGGGGGATCATCAGCAGCATTACAACCTCGCCGCCCGGCAGCCCGTGACGGCAGTATCCCATGATGTTGACGAGGTTGATCACCGTCACACCCGCGAGCAATCCGCCCGCAAAAACCAGCCCGGATCGTGTCCATCTTGCCATGTTGATCCTCCTCATACCATGCCGATGCCGAGGTTGCGAGCCCTCGCATACAGGCTGTCATAGCTGATGTCGTCGCTGTTGACCGCGTTGTTATATACGTTGACCGCACCGCGCACCCCAAACTTACTGCGGCAGATGCCCTCCAGCAGGTCGAGCGCCTTTTTGTCGCCGCCCCGTGCGAGCACGGGGAAGAGCAGCTCCACATCCGCGCGCTTGATCCGCTGCGTGTTGTAGTAGCGGTTAAATTTGACCCGGCTAAACAGTTGCGCAAACCGCGCCTCCTGCCGCCCCATCATGCGTCCGTAGACCTCCGTGTTGCCGATCAGCACGATACCGATGCCCTCCTGTCCAGTGATGGTGTTGGGGTCGGCGAGCGTCCTGATCTCCTCTAACGCCGAGAGCTTAAGATGCTGCGCCTCATCGATGATGATGACCTTATTGCTGCCGTCGAGCTTGGCCCGGATGTTGGTCAGCAGGTCGAGCTTGCTGCGCGTCTCCGGGATGCGCAGCGCCCGCGCGAGCAGCTTGAGGATGTTGCTGAGCGTCCCTGTGCTGGGCGTGGCCTGTATGTAGATGCTCTGCGTCGGGTTGTCCCGCACAAACTTTTGGGCGGCCTTGGTCTTGCCGATCCCCGCGTCGCCGTGGGCGATCATGATGCCGCGCTCTAGCTGGCAATACTTGATCATCTTGTATATGTCCTCTGATATAGAGGTCGGGATATAGTCCTGCGTGGCGACCATCGGCAGCGCCGTCTCACGGGCCTGCTCATGCTCCACTGCTGTGCGCAGGTACTCCTCCAGCGCCTGCTCCGTGGCGGCGATATCGCCTGTGTACTGCCCGCGCAGCCACTGGCTGATGATCGCCTTGTTGATCCCGCTAACTTGCGCAAGCCGCGCCTGGCTCATGCCGTGCTCCCGCATGTACTGCTGTACGCGGGCCTGCAGCTCCGCGTTATGGGCCTTACTCATCGTGATCGTCCTCCTTAATGATGTCGTCATCGTCTACTGATATATTGATCGTGGCGTTAATCCGACGCCGGATTGCCTTGCAATATTGCTCCTGCAGGCGGTGCAGCTCCAGCGTATCGTGCGCCGGATCGTCCGCGCAGGTATTGAGCCTGTCCCGCAGGCGTGTAAGATCAGAGGTCATAGCCATCCTCCTCCTTGCCCTTGGCCTGCGCGCGCTGCTCCGCGTTGCGCACCATGCGGCTCAGATCGTCCGCACCGACCGCCTTAAGTAGCGGCTCCGTGTTGTCCGCCGCCCGCTGCACGTCCAGTATCTTGGGCTCGGCGTCCGGGATGATCTGTGCCTCCCGGTTGATGTGGGCCTGCTGCAGCACCAGATTGAGGGCCGTCTGCTTGCCGATTGCCGGGAGGGTGCTGTACTCCAGCGCCTCCTTGGTGACCCGCTCCATGCGCCTGACCTTGCCGATAGCCTCCTTTACCTCCTCCTTGCTGGTACCGTAGGTAAGCACCGCCGTATTGTCGGCGGGGACGGTCATCAGGTAACGATCCTGCAGGTCGTAGAGCCTGATCTCGCTGAGATCGTCGGGATCGTATCGGTAATAGACCTCCTGTCCGCGCAGCGCGTTGACCATATCAGCCGTCCAGTAATCGATCCGCTGCCCGGCGATATCCAGATGCACGCCGCGCCTGCCGACCTGCTGCGGTCGGCTCGACCGCATGAGCATCAGCGCCAGCTCGTCCGCCGAGGCGACCCGCTTGCGCTGCAGATGCTCGTTGTATACCTGCATCCGGGGCTTACCTCGATCGGCGGCCACTGTGCCGCCGTAGGGCTGCCGGTTAAAGTAGTACTCCAGCAGCTCCGTCACAGCCTGCGTCATCGTCTCGTCGGTCGGGATGCTGCCATCATCCTTGAGGATGTGCTTAAGGCACTCCGGCTTTTCCGTCACGTTGCCACCTGTATAGGTAGTAAACAACCTAGAGAGCTGATCCTTGATGTCCCGGAACCGCCGCTCGATGATCTTGGCCTTGGCATTGCGCACGATGGCGTTGGTCATCTTGATGCCCAGCCGATCAAATACGGGCGGTGGAGCATACCGCTCCTGCCCATCCTTGGGCCGTTTGGCGCGATGCCCCAACCCGCCGATATCGTGCGTGAGGAACTCGCGGCCATTATCCACGTAGATGTTATCCGGGATGCCGTATTGCAGGATGCCCTTGCGCAGGGCGATCAGCGTCGCCTGCGAGCACGGCGCATCCGTGATGTGGCAGCCCGTAAATATCCCCGACCTCGCGTCAAAAAATGCGGTCAGATACAGGCGGTGCCGGGTACCGTCCGCCCGTTGGGAGATCACGTCAAACGTGTGGTTATCCGCGATCCACCACTCGTTGCTCGCCATATCGTCGTAGACACGGCGGATATATGGGGCGCAGCGATCTCTGTATGCCTTTTGCCCCTCGCGGCCCAGCACCTTGACCGGCATCGGCACGTCACTCCTGATGTGCCGGGTGAACGTCTCATAGCTTGGGATGGTATCGTATAGCTCCGGCAGCTCTTGGCCGATCCAGAGCTTGGTGTACTCGTAGCAGCGCCGGATTGGGTGCTGCGCCTCGTCGAGGTAAAATGACAAAAACGCCTGCCAGACGGTCTCGTCAATGTTGCTCCGCCCCTTGCGCCATTTGCCGCGCTTATCGATCAGGCCGTCAAGGTCGTCCTCCCGCACGGCCCGCCACTTGCGGTAGAGGATATCCGTGGAGAGCTCCGCTCCGGGGTGCTGCAGGTTGTACAGCAGGATGTACTGCTCGTCCACCTGCGTCTTGCTGGCTCCCGGCTGGCTGCGGTACTCCTGCCACTCGGCCACCACCCGCCGCCAGTGCGCGATCTCCTCGCGCTCCGCCGCGCTGTATGTATCCAGCGGCTTGGCCTCGGCCTTGGGGGCCGAGGGCGGTGCTGCGGGCCGGTGCTGCTTGAGGTACTTATCCTGCAGCGGCGCGTCGAGCGAGCTGAGCGGGATCAGGTACTTGGGGCGGTTATTTGCGTTGAGCGTCCGATCCGCCTTGATCTTATCCTCCTTGATGAGCCGCTTAACGTATTGTGGGCTACAGTGCCTGATTGCCGCGAGCTCATCCACCGTCAGCATTGTCTCCATTGATATCTCACCTGCCTTTGACCTGCCATCATCAGGCGCTGGGGGGTCATTCCCTGCGCGACGGCCAGCTATGGCCGTTTCGGCTGTTTTATGGTATAATTATGTAATTGATTTATGCGAGGTGTTTGTATGGACGATGAGACGCTTGTGCCGCTATTTAGGCCTAACAAGATTTGCTCAGAGGCAAGCCGTGCTTTGACTGACCCGCTGCGTCAATACATCCAAGATAACGATTTTGTTGCTACGCTAAGGCTGATTTTTGCTGCTAAGCTGTTTATCCCGATTGTCGATACATATCGATACACCCGCACCTATGAGCAAGGGCTAGCAACGGCGGAGTATTTAATGGATGCCTTGACGGATCATGTCCTGCAGATTACAGCGGCGGAGTGGCATAACTGGATGGCACATTTTTTTTATTTGCAACTCCAGATGCTTGACTACCTAAACCAATGGGAGCATTATGTCGCCTGTTATGATCAGGTCAAGCAAGCGATTAGATCTGGTCAGATTGATGCAAAATATGACTACCTATTTTTGCCTAGACGCTATGAGATCATCCAGCGCAAATTGTATAAAAAGCAACAAGGTCATAAGCTTGGTAACCTCTTACGCCATCAGCAAGGACAGCTAAGTCAAGAGGAGATAGACTATCGCTTCCGTCGTGTTATGGCTGCACTGGATCATGCAGCGTCATCCCAGAGTGGATCACTTTGGTTCTGATCCGACTACTCTTTCGATCGCTGATTTGATTTCATCCGCTGTAGGCAATGACCGGAGTACTCTTTCGATCGTTGCTTTGATGTCATCTGCAGGCTCTACTGCCGATTGGTCAAGGTACCGCTCGCGCACCAGCGATCTGACCGCATAGTTAGTGATCCACATCTGCTCTATCTCATGCCCCAGCCTATTGATTTCCCTGTAGATCAGGGATAGGGTTGCGTCGGATAAGAGCGCGGCACCTTGGCAATAGTCTACGACCAGATCAGTGTACTTGTCGTAGAGATTGCGATAGATTACGCAGTCGTTTTGCGGACAATCCTGTAACAAGCTCTCGCCGATCGAGCGTGCCCTCTCGCTGATTTTGTAGTATTCGCTGTCATATGTCTGCATCCTGTACATCCTTTCTGGCCTGTCTCATCAGTTGCGGGAGGCCATTTCCGCAAGACCGCCCGAGCGGGCGGTTTCGACTCATAGCAGGCCCAGCGCCTGCATGGCTCCTAACACTGCAATCAGCACGGCGGCCAGCGGCACGCCAAAAATGATGCCTTTCATGCACTTTTTCCCTCCTTATTTTCCGATTTGCAAAATATGTCTTCTACCTTACAGCCGAGGGCTTGGGCAATGGCGGCAGCTCTCAGCGGATGGGTATACTTATTTTCTCCGCGTTCAATGCGGCATACTGCATTATCAGGTAATCCGGCTTGCTGGGATAACGCCTTACGAGATAAGCCTTTTGCTTCGCGGCGTTTTTGGATATCTGTTCGTTTTGCGACTAACATCATTACATCTCCTTCCGATTATTGTACGCTCGTACTTAACAATTTATATATTACTACGTACTAACGTACTTGTCAAGTTGTTTTTTAATTTTTTTGTGTACATACGTACATACTAAGTGCTATAATAACTGCAGCCCAATTAGAGGAGTGACTGCAGTGAGCATAGCTAATACACTTAAGGACTTGCGCAACCAGCGCGGATTAACTCAGGCAGGATTGGCGCAAGAAACAGGTATATCTATACATGCGATTAATAGCTATGAGTCTGGCCGCCGAGAGCCTAACAGCCGATCAATGGCCATCCTTGAGAGGTATTTTGGCGTGACCGGCGATTACCTGCGCGGTGGGGTTGATCGCTCTGCCCTGATCGTCCGTGATGGGCAGGTGCTCAATGGGCTGGATGCGCTAGATAACCTGATGTATCGCTTTAAGGATGCGTACCGGGCCACCAAGTCGTCCAACCGGCTGCGCGCTACGGAGATGCTTGAGAGTGTGCTGACCCGCATGACCTCCAGCGTCGTCACCAACGCCGCCGATCCAGACTGGACAGCGGAGGAGATCGACCGTTTAATCGGTGTTTTTCTGGCTCTTAACCGGGCCGGGCGCGATAAGCTCTTGGAGCGCGCCGACGAGCTCCAACAGCTCCCGCAATACCACAGGGAGTAA